CTGAAGTTCCTCATAGGGGATTGTCCTGACGTTCAGGATTTCTCCATCAGGCTTTACTTCTCCATGACCATCAACTATGACATCTTCTCCCATTGTTCCTCCACGGCACTTCGTGTCCGTATGTTTATTTCAATCCGGCACTTTATGTCCGGTTGATTGCTTTCGGGCAATTGGTTTTCCCAATTCTCTTGCTTTAATTTCTTCGTATATTTTTTTCTTCACATCTTCCGTGGACTCACCCTTAAACAATCTCCTGAATAACGACATATACCCCCCCTTATATAATTCCAGTTCCAACTCCTTGCGTCATCCCTGGCAAGCCAGTTCCACTTTGTACTGCATGAGCTATTTTCGTTTTCTCTATCTCTGTACTATATTTCTTATCTTCAGCCTGTGCCGCAGCCTCCTGAGCATCTTTCAAAGATTTAAGCATTTGCTGTTTGAGTTCTTCCGGCAGGGGAGACAGGTTAATAAACATATCGGGTGGAACAAGGGCACCCGGCCTCGCAGTCTCAAGCATCATAAGATATGCTCCCATCATAGCCGATGGTGAATCTGGAGCATCAGACACAATAATGTCGTGTTCAGTAAGGTCTACCGTTTCAAGGAGTTTCTTTATCTGTTCCGGTTGGTATGCTTCCAACGGTTTGCCGGCAAGAGTTACTCCATTTTTTTCTCCAGTTTCAGCAATTTTGGCCTTGTTCTCATTCCCAATAATGCGGATAATTCTTTCTGGGGTATAGAGCTTCTGTATTTTTTTGACTACTATCTTGAACAGTAATTGCTCTGCGAATTTTATATTGTCAAAAAGGAAATCGTTTCCTATAAGTTGCTGTACGACTTTCTGTTTGATGGCTACTCCGCTTTGTTCGTTATCTGATATACCCTGTAGAGACAGATTGACGTTCATTATTTCCCGAAGATTTTGAGAGAATAACTGGATTGCGTTCACTATTTCATTCGGGAACTTGACACCTTCCTCTTTGTGCGGAGGTCTTTCAGCATTTGATATTTTCGCCGTAAATCCAGGAGATGAAGCGTTATCTTTCCAATATTTTTCATCCTGAACGGTATCGAATGTGTTTTGATCGTAATAATAGCCGTAGTTTGCTACTTTAGCTATTATGTCGAGAAATTGTGAATAGGTCTTATTTATGAGCATCTGAAGATCTTTTACACCTTCAATCTTTCCCCAAAATCTGCTTCTGCGATATTTACCGTATACCGGAACAAGTTCAAAATCTTCATCTTTGACGTATTCATCTTCAAGGAGAACATTTGATATTACCCTTGTTTTCCTCATCTTGTAACCCGCACGGTCTAACGTTTTCATTCCAGAAATGGTTTTAACCGCGGCAATATCCTCTTTATTCCAACCGTCAAGACGCTGGACGAAGGAATCTTTTGCAAAGACGGCAACGGTTGTCTGTTCATATTCTTTTTTCCACCGCTCAAGAAGCCTGAACTTTTTAGCGTTCTTGTCGATCAGTTCATATGTTGAGACATTCAAACCGCCGTCTATGTTTATTTCGGGCTGTAATTCAAGTTCTTTATTCTCACCATCCATTCCAGAGAACTTGTCTGGATAGAAACCCTTGATTTTGTTTTCAGAGAACCATGCGGTTTTAAACATGACTTCACAATCACTGGCATCGTCCTTGTTGTGAGGCCCAAAAAACGCTTCATCCCACGGGAAACGCTCTATGACAATATTTCCACGGGCATCTTTTTCGTAATCCTCAAATACATTAAAGAGGCCACGCCCCGTTATTGATTCATCCTCAAATACCTTTGATTTCTCACGCTGGTAATAACAGTTATTGCAGATATTTTTAACGATGATATTCAATATGTCCGCTACAACTGCATCACCCTTTTCACCTGGTAAGAAATGAGGCTGTGTCCTGTTCTGTTTCTGATACCCTGTAAGATTGTCTATTTTATCCTCAAGGACATTTATCGTTACTGCCGCCCTGTTCCCTGACGGTTTTTCGCTATCATCCCATTGGTCGTGGGAATACATCTTCTCCGATTCCCTTCCGGCCTTCCGTGAGTCTCTTTCAAGATCGAAACATTCTTGATAATCGACAAGAACATTGGTTACTATTTCCTTGTCGTCCTTTTCTACGATTTTCTTTTCCTGGGGGACATAATCAACAATCTCGTGCTTGTACCCATCTGGGTCAACGGCATAAATCATGCCGGCTTCATCGACCATTATTTCGGGTACATGGTCTTTTGCCTTTGATGCCAAAGCGATTCCATTATTTCCGAAATAAACGATATGGTAATGACCGTTCTTGATTTTTTTCGTTGCTTTCAGTTCGGGCATTATGCTCTTAACCATCCTCGCCTTGTCTGGCAATTATCCGTCTTGACCGCCCATGTGGGAATAGTCCTGTGTTCAATGTCGTCTATGCCGTGCCGTCTGAAGATAAAATCGTTTTTAGCAAAGGTGAGTTTCAGCGCATCGGCATCATTGGGGCTTCGGTTCCATTTCAGACGCTTTTTCACTTCGTATTTATCTTCTATACCTTCTTTAATGCCTATCAGCTTCATGCGGGGAGCTGTCAGTTCCTCAATAAGCGTCCTGTCGTTTGGAATGGATATTGTGTTATTCTCAAAATATTGGCGCATCTTATAGGTCAATTCTGCGTTTAAATTGGCATATTTTTCTTCGTTAATAGCCTTGTTCCGTACATCAACCGGATAGACCTTGCATTTTGAACCGGCAAGCACTTTTTTGGCCTCATAGAACGCACCGTTGCCTATTCCTATAACATCGACATACAGGACATCTAACCCTTCCTCAAGGGCTTTTGCCGCCGCCCAATCGCCTACTTCGATAGAATTGGGAGAAGAAAATACATAACGGGTCTTTTCGACTTTCAATCCATGACGTATGCGTAGCACGGTGTTATCCCCACCAGCACCAGGATCAAGACCACCTATCCTTGGTTCGTATTTGTCGGGCGTGATGTCCCTTTTTGTGGCCTCCATTACCCACGCATACGGTATAATCGAGTCATTATCAGCGATAGGAGGCAAACCCTTAACCAGGGTTCTAAATGTATTGGACTCACGCCCGTATTTTTCCTCCATATCTTTTATATGCTGTTTTGTTACCAGTTCTGATTCTTCAGAATCCCAATGCAGGGTTATCCATTTATGAGAAAATGGGCCTGTATGCGTTTCGATGGCAAATCCAGTATTGAATATAGGGTTAAACAGCAAAATAACAAAGTTACAGTCTTTCGTAACTGTTCCTTCGAGGGGCTTGAATACGGGGTCAAGCACACCTGCGGCATCGTCAATGACAATAGCCATATGAATATCGTGAAATCCATAGAGGGTTTTTGCCTGTGCTTCGGCATCGTCCTTCGGGTTAGCCGTTTTAGGAAATGCGAAATTGGTTATATCGCCCAATGCGGGCTTCTTGTAAATTCTCTCATTCTGAACAACGATTTTATTCTTAATTAATTCGGATACAAGGGGTTTCCCATCGTTACCATTTCTATTCAGCCACCTTGAAACCTCCGTCCAGAGGATGTTTTTAAGCTGGTCAGCCGATGGAGCGGTACACGGCATAAGGACATTTTTAAAGCAATACAAAAACCACATCATAAACCATGATGTCCAGCCGTCTTTACCGGTTCCCTGTCCAGCCATGATTGATATGCCTAATTTCTCGGCATATATTTCTTCTTCGGGGGTCAAAGGAGCGCCATACATCCGTTTCTTTTTAGCCGATACAAGAAGGGATACTTCTTTACACGCCTGACGCTGTTGTTCGGACATCCCCCACCCTCTCGTTCCGTCTATTCCGAGGGCTTCCTCAACAAAATATTCCATTGAGTCTTGCCATCGAATGATAAGCTGTTCGCTCTTTGACCACTTAGGCATTACTTCTCCCGTATCAGGACGTAAGTATTGGGATTGGGACATAATACTACTTTCCATCCTTCCCTTCCCAGCCTGTTCAGTTCATCAAGTTCTGGTTGCATGGGTTCTTTTACAAATATCTTGTATTCGTAAGCCTTCCTATCCGGCTTTCCCATCTATTTCCCCTTCGGCCTTTTCTTTTTCCCGCAAGGCATCCTGTTCCTCCCAGTATTTTTCTTTGTTGGCACGCAAAAATGGACAATTGCCTGAATATTCTTTCTCTTTGGCGTATTTTTCTTCTGGTTTACTCATCCTTATAACAGTTTAGAAGCTAAACAATTATCCCGTCAATAAAAATTATGCCGTTAGTAATGATTTTTTTGCCATACAGTAATATCTTTCTTGACATCCTGTATAACGTATGACAAAATTTTTTTTAGAAGGAGGAAACTGTGGACAAAGAAAAATCAGATAATCTTATCGCTTTCAGGCTCCCTCACAAATGGCGTGAGGAAATAAGGAAAGACGCACATGATTTGTATATCAGCATGTCGGAATGGATTAAACAGGCAATCAGGGAAAAGTTGGAGAAAAGAAGGGGGGAAAGAAACGTTTAAGACTAAGATTGGATACTTGGGTATCATAATTTTAGCCGTGTCGTGTGACTATTGTAACGAAG